CTTAATATGTAGTATATACCCAATAAGTAGATACTTCTTGAATTAAAAACTTAATAAGTACCCAATAGGGTAGGCACTTATTAAGTAGAAACTGGGTAGTAAGTAGATACTAGGTATATATATCTACAGATTTTACCATAATGCACCCCCTTCACATAAAAATCAACCTTAAATTGAAAAAAATAATATGGGGGGTCGGGACTCCTGTGGCTTTATCTAAGAAAGGGGGGGTTACTTAGTGAAAACTTGCTAGCAAAATGCAATAACATAGGGGGGTCTATAAAAAGTAGTCTATGAATGTGTGAATCACTATGTATATATGGTAGTCAGGTAGCTGTTTCTCTCCTGTGGGGGTGGGGGTCGTCTTCTGAATCTCCGATCTGATAACAAAAGGGGTGTCTTCTGATCTGCGCGTATGTGTGTGCGTGAGCCTACTGGTCTGCTTCTGCTTCCTTTAACAATGCAACGATCTTCTCTTCTATCTCTTCTTCTATGGTCTCGCTATCCCTTGCTTCCTTTATCTCTATCGTGTCATTGAAGAGCGATACTGTCTTGCCTAGTAACTCTAATGCCCTGACTCTTGTGCTGTCGCTGTCTGCTTCTTTGCTCTCCGACATTAGCCTTTCTAAAACGTAGTTCCTTGTACGAAGGGATGAAGCTACTGAACTATCCTCTTTCCTTTGTATAGCCTTATGTAAGCTTAGTGCTATCTTAGGGTTAGCTACTAGCTTACTTGCTTCTACTTCTACCCACTTAGGTATCTTGCCTTGCTTGGTTAGAGTAACGTCATACACTTTTGCATACGCTTCTTTATAGCTTCCCAACTTCCCCTTTATTATCTCGTCTACAAATGCTCTTTGCTTTATGGTTAGATCAGTCTCTTTGTTCACGATCTTGAGGTTCGGTTTCTCTGTCTTGTCTGTCATGGTTCTTGTCTCCTATTACCTGAGTTTATTATCTACCAGTAAGGAGTATTTGTGTATGCTCTCATTCTGCTAGCTAATATAATGTTGCAATGATGCTTAATGCTGTTAAACTGTCACCATACAGAGCAAACGGATGACCCTCTTTAAAAGCTTCGCCAGTCTCAAGAGAGATTGAAGGTTCTAGAAGTAGGACGCGATAAGGTTCAAATATAGTGAAGGTCGCATCTGAATCCGCCTAAGAAAGTGGCTAGTGTGAGGAGAGTGTAAAGGTTATGTGCAAGGTAACTGAAGAAGCAAGACCCACGAAACTCAAAGAGGATGATTATGTCGTTCAGCTATCGAGAGATACCTGATTCGAGCGTTAGATTAAAGAGACATATTTTGAAACTTTGAGGACAGTCCTCCAACTGTCGCAAGGTGTGTACCTTGCCTGATGAAGCGAAAGCAGAAACAGTAATTAATAACTAACTATGGAGGTTAGAAAACTATGAGAAATATAGATAAAAATTGTGCGGTTGCTCTTTATGAATCTAAGGATTTTAAAGGCGGTAATACTGTTGTTACAAGTGAAGGTGTTTGGTTGCATGGCAATCAGATTGTGAGAATCATACCTGAAGGAAACCTAAAGGATTCAACATTGGTTCAATTCACTTTATGCGGTTGGGATACTCCAACAACTAGAGCGAGAATCAATGCGGTTCTAGATGTCTTTGAAGGTATGTTGTCCTTAAAGAAAATTAAAGGACAGACTTATCTTGTTGACTACATGGATAATATCCAAATGCCTATTGATTCCGATCAATGGTATTTCACTAAGGTGGAGGTTGCGTAATGAAGATCAAAGTTGTTTGGAAAAATGTCTTTGGGAATTACCTTCTTTATCCTGTCTGCGATACTGCTGAGAAATTAGCAAAGCTGACGAGATCAAAGACCTTTAACGATTATCACGTTGAGGTAATCGAAAGCCTAGGTTATGAACTGGAGGTTGTTCCTTTCATACCTAGATAAGCCTACTGATGAGATTGTGAGATTCAATCGAAACTAGACTGCTTGCGGTCTAGTCTAGGTGCTAGCGTGGTGCTAGCATATAACTAACTAATGGAGGTTAGAAAAATGATTTTAGTTAAATTTGAAATTGAAATTGGTTGTGGTGATTCATCTACAGAATATTCTTACTTTGGAGATTATGATAAGAAAGATTATGCAAACTTAAATGGTGAGTGTTTTGTTTCTGCACCTGAAGGCAAATACATAGACATTGATCTTTTAGAAGAAGTCTATGGAGAGCCTTGCGAAGGTTTTGAAGAAGCAGAACAGTCTGTAGGTGTTTATGACTATGGTGATGACAAGCTTATAAGCGTTCTTGCAGTCTACGATTTAAACGTAGAACAACTTGAAACTCTTAGAGCATTCAATATTGTTTATTAAAGCCTACTGATGATTAGCTGAAATGCTATGAAACGAACTTGACTATGGTTGGGTTCGTATAGGTGCTAGCGTGGTGCTAGCAACATTAACTAGATAAATAGAATGGAGGTTCTTATGTATCCTAGTAAAGCATTGCAGATTATGAAATCTGTATTAAATGGCGGTAACTCGCCTTTCCTCTTAGGAGGAACTGGTGTTGGTAAATCTGCGGTTGTAAGACAACTGGCAGATGAACTGGCTAATGGTAGAGAGATTGTATCTGATGAAATTAATCCAACTGCAAAACAGTTTGGGTGGATAGACTTCAGATTATCCCTCTATGAATCCGTAGACCTTGGCGGTCTGCCTTACATTGATGACAGCGATCAACAGAAGCGTGCCTTCTTAGGCAATCTTCCTATTGGTGGTGAGGGTGTTTTATTCTTTGATGAATATGCACAAGCGCATCCAAGCGTTCAAGCAATTGTAGGACAGATTATTTATGAAAGAAGACTAGGCGAATACATCTTACCTGAAGGGTGGAAGATTATTTGCGCGGGAAACCGATCTTCTGATAGGGCGGGCAGTAATGCTCTTCCTTCTCATGTCGTAGGTCGTTGCTCAATTATTAACTTTGAGCATAGTGCGGATGACTGGCTCTCTTGGGCGGTTGAGAATGATGTTCATCCTGACGTTTTAGGTTACATCAATTTTCAGCCTGAATGGTTGAATGAGTTTGACCCAAAAGTCAAAACTCCACAGCCTTCACCGAGAGCATGGACAAGACTGTCTGACACTTTGAAGACAAGTCCTCCTGATGAACTGAAGCAATTAATTTGTGAATGTGATATTGGGGAGACTGCTTCAATTGAATTCATGTCTTTTCTTTCCCTTAAAAATGAAGTGCCTGATCTTGAACTTATTGTTCAAGGTAAGGATGTTGAAGTTCCTGATAGCGGAGGTATTTGTTATGCAACTATCTGCGCTCTTGTAACTGTCATCAAAGAAGCTAATGAACAGAACGTCACTAGCTACTTCAAGAACTCTCTTGACTTCATTAAGAAGTTTCCTTCTCCTGAGTTTGGAATCTTCTTTGTTCGTTCTGTAACTGGAGCAAGACCTGATCTAAAAGAAACTTCTACCTATGGAGAATTTAAGGTAGAAAATTCTGATCTAGAAGTCTAATCCTACGGGTTCGATTCCAAGCCTGTCGTGTATGGGGAAGAGAATATTTATTATTTACTGGTAAATCTTCTTTTCCCCTCTACACATTATCTGATATTGAGATGTGTTATCTCAACTGACGATCTCGAAAGAGTGAAATCAGATAACTTTATCTAACTGAATGGAGGTTCAATTATGGATAAAAATTTAAGTACAACTCTATCTGAGAATGCTACGTTGGTTCGTGTCGTTTTAGGACACCCTAGCGGAATAAAATCAGATAAGAGTTTAAAGAATGGATTAGCACAAGAAGTAAAATCTAATGCTGATCTGTTGAGTGTTTCTAAGCACATTTTTGGTCGCAACGTGAATAAAGAATTCCGTAGCATTATCAATGGGTTTAGGAACGATTTTTACTATCCTTTGACTTTGCCTTGGTCTGATACTTCAGACGAAAAGGGAGTTAAGGTTGGGAGTGGTTGGCGATTATGTCCTAACTCTAATCTCGATAATCTTATTGCAGAAATAAACAATGCACAAAGAATATGGGATAGAGAGGTTGAGGGATTTTTCGAGCAACTTCCTGAAGATATCGCAAATGCCAAGGCTAAGTTGGGTGATGCTTTTAACGAAGCAGATTATCCAACTGAAGATTGGGATTTAGATAGACTTAGAGATAAATTCATCTTCCAGTATGAAACTGATGTCTTACCAACTTTTGGTTCTGATATCAGATTGAACGTATCTGATGAATTGAGAAAAAGGATAGAGAGTGATGCAGTAAACAGAGCAAGCACCAACATTAAAAACATTTTAGTTACTACTGTTGATGCTCTTGTTTCGCAAGTAGATCACTTAGCTGAAAAGCTGAAAGCCTACGACCCTGAAAACAAGCAGAAGGGATTTTTCAACAATAGCAGTATCGAGAAATTGAGACAGGCTGTTGAAACTCTTCCCTCTATTAATTCAGATATCTTAGGCAACGATCAAGCGATATCTGATGCTCATCAACAACTTGTAAGCGTTCTTGCTTCTATCAACTCCGTTGATTCTTTAAGGGATGAAACAGAGATAGGAGAGTCAAAACGTAAGCAAGTAGCTGAAGGTCTTGAACAGTCTGTTGGCGGACTTAAAGGTGGGTTCTTAGAACGTGCCTTTGGAGGTAAGAAAGATGACTAGTTTAGAGAAGATCATTAAAGCTAGATCAAAGCTAATGCAAGGTAACGTAGGTATGGCAAGTATGCTCCTACATCTTGACTTGGTAGAGGTCGATTCTTCTAAGTGTGACACTATGGCAACTGACGGAAGGAAGATATACTTCTTTCCTGATTTTGTCGAAGGTCTTACTGAAGAAGAAATTCAAGGCGTACTTGTCCACGAAGCTTTTCACGTTGTCTACGAACATCCGATAAGGAGAGGGAAGAGACATCCTAAAGTTTGGAACATTGCTTGCGATTATGTAATCAATGCTTACCTTGTATATGATTTAGGAATGACTTTGCCAACTGGCGGTCTTTTTAAATACCTATATAAAGGTTGGACTGCTGAGAAGGTCTATCAAGACCTTATCAAAGATCAAGATGCCTTGGCTGAAGCAGTAGCACAAATTCAAGAAGACAATGAAGAACACAAGCCTGAAGATTCGCAAGATTGCGGTGAGGGTTCTTCAGATTCAGATGAAGCTAAAGGGGATGATGAAGAATCATTGACTGGTCAAGGAAATATTTCTGAAGACCCAGTAGATGAAAATTCTGACTCTTCAGAGACTGGAGAGATTGACTTGGATTCTATTCCTACTGCAATAGGTGAAGTTTGGGATGCTACCAACGAAGAAGGCAAGCCTTTGAATGAAGCAGAACTTCAAGAATTGAAGGGCGAAATTCAAAGAGCAGTTTCCCTAGCTGATAAGCTAGAGCAATTTGGAAGCGGCACTTCTAATGTTAAAGGTGGTATAGATGAAGAGAAGGATGCAGTAGTTTCTTGGAAAGAAATGCTGAATGACTTCTTGCAGTCTATAACTTGCAACGATTATTCGTGGTCAAGGCTGAACAAACGTCATTCTTGGAGGGGTATCAATTTGCCTAGCAAGGTTCGCAATCCTGAAGGAGGAGAACTTGCGATAGCGGTTGATACTAGTGGAAGTGTTTCTCAACATGAACTTAATCAGTTCGCATCTGAGATTCAAGCTATGGCAGAAGACTGCGGTTTGGAGAAGGTGAGAGTTTGCTATTGTGCAGATACAGTAGTCAAAAATGAGCATGGTGAATGGTGGGATATCTACGAACTTAATCAAGGTGAAGACCTTGAACTCAAGGTTCGTGGCGGTGGTGGAACTAGTTTCGACCCTCCCTTCCACTTATTCAATGAGTGGTCTGATGACGTAGAAGACGTTCAAGCCTTTGTTTACTTTACAGACGGATACGGAACTGTAGAGCCTGAACAAGAGCCTGAATGTCCTGTAGTGTGGTGCGTAACCCAAAAAAGCAGATATGCTGAAGAACTTCCTTTTGGAGATTTGGTTTACGTTGATACTGCTAATTTCTATTGATAAGTCGATTCTAAGGGTGGGTTAATTTAGGAGATGTCCTAGGTTAACTCGCCTTCAGTTTCGCTCGCACGTTGGACTTATGGAGGTGGTTTTCCTTAAAACTGATCGCAAAATGTGTATTTTGCCTGATGATGACTTAAAAGAGTCGAAATCAGTTTACTAACTATTACTTACAATGGAGGAAATTATGAGTGATAAAAAAGCGGTTATTAAATTAACCAAAACAATGCTTAACAAATGTATTATTGATGCTAATGCTAGCGTTAGAGAATTTGTTAAGACTCAAGATGTATTCTTTGATGATATGTTGAGTGGTTCTTGGCATGTATTCCAAGCGGAATTTAAAGACGGAACTAGAACATTTATCAAATGTTACAGAACTAAAAATGCTAGAGCAGATAGAAGAATATCTATTAAACGTATCAAGGCTCAAGCAAATGTTGGTGATACTGTTACGTTCACTTTGAAAGGTGACAGAGTAATCTTGGAGGTGTCTAGTGAGTGATATTAGAGATAAACCTTGTATGAGTCATTACCCAGAGATTGACCACTATTGCGTTTTTAAAAAGCAAGGGTGCGAATACTATAAACCAGAGGTTGATAAGGAGGTATCTAAATGAATAAATTCGTTATTACGATACATCCTTGTGAAGTATGTGGGAATCCTGATGTTGAGTACGTTAATGGTGAAACTTGCGGTTGTGCGGTTTGTCACGAAGCTTACATGAATCAAGAATAGGAGAAAATAAATTAAAGGCGGTAGCTACTTAGGTAGTTACTGCCTTTTTTTTTTGGTCTAAATTTTATACCAACTGCTGTGTTTTTGCCGTAGCGTTCATTCATAAATAAATATTTACCAGTCATAAGTTTTTATTGGGTTACAGACGACCTATTGCTGTGTTTTGTGATCCCGTTGGTTTTTGGGTATTTTGTCAATAGAAAAAAGCAAGACTAGATATAGTGTCTGACCGACAGAAATAACACAAGATGTTGTGGGCTTTGTAAAAAATATTTTATTAACCAGTAAATTCCTGTGGATAAATCTGTGAATAAATTGTGGATAAGTATTGCATTGTGCAATCAAATGAGTTATAGTTTTTTTACTGATTTAGGAAAGCCTAAATTAGTAACCTCCATGTCTAGTTAGTAGATGTAAAGGGGTAGGTTGTCCGATAACCTATCCCTTTTTTTTTGGTCTAAATTTGTGAAAGTCATTGCAAATACAACAGGCACTAATAATGGGTAGTGTAGGAAAGAGATGAGAAATGGCGTAATAATACAGCAGTAGGCGTGATTAACCGAATAAATATCTATAACCAGTAAATATTCTCTGCGCGGTTACAAAATACTACTGGTGTAGGAAATACATCAATAGGTAACACTACAAGTAATGCAAGTAGTAACACTACCAATCAATGTGTTCAGTCGCTTTCAATTTGATAGCATTTTGCCTATAATGAATGAATGTTTGCGGTAGTAAGACACACATATCAATTAGATATTCCAGACCCTAAAAATGTTTTTTCAACGAAGAGTAGTGCTAAGTGGGTACACTTAGTTTGGGTTTTTAATACTGAAATGGATGCGTTAAGTTTTGCTATCTCATTATTAGATGACCCTTTGATAACTGCCAATGAGTGGCTATTAGAATCAGCCATACATCAATTAGAAGAGAATAGGTTTTATCAGGTAGGTCGAGAAAGTGTAGCTATAGCAGAAGTACAAGAATCACCTGTGATAGTTTACGAAGATGAATTAAACGAGGATATAGAAGATGAGCAAAAGTCTATTCATTAGATGCTCGCAAGAAACTTATGAACTTGCACACGCATTAGCAAAAAAAGAAAGTCGTTCCTTAAACAAGCAGATTATACATATGATACATAGTGTCGCTGATGAAAAAAATGTTGCAGTTAATAAACTTTTGCAAGAATCAAGAGAAGCTGTAGGATTAAAAGAAGACACTCCTAAACAGGAACATGAAGAAACTCATTTAAGTGGCATTACAGGTGAAACTGTTAGTATTGAGAAGGGTTTATCAGGGCTTGCTGAAACAAAGAGACAGGACTTTCAGGACTGACGTACCAATAACAAAGAAGTGCATTAGCACAATCCTTAATCACTTCTAATTCAATTTGGGTAATCTTGCTTGGATTATCAACCATAATTCGCCAAAAAATCCTTTCCTTTGATCTGCCACATAGCTCTCGAATGTTCTTTTGAACCCCAATCAACATACAAGACCGAGGAAGAGGCTGAGTATTCTTATTACCAGTAAATATTCTTTCTGAGAGCTGGGGGGTTGCTGGAAAACTTCCTGATTTAGATATCATTCCTAGATACTTATCGCAGACGTTATGTTGTCGTGAATCAATTTGATCTTCGTGAAATAGAGAGTCAATAAGGTGTTGGTCTAGCACTATCGCTCTACCAACTTTAGTATTATTAAATACTCTTATAACTACTTCGTGATGTTTGTGCAGATATGGACTGCCGACATCATTAACGTGGACTTCCTCTTTAGAAATCCCAATCGTAGTCGTCTTGTATTTCTTCTGCTTCTGCATATCTCCCATTTACAGGATTAAATGTAAGGTCTGTTGAACCGCATTGAGCAGACCAACCCCACCTAGCCTTCCATACATTAACTGTCACACTACTATCACCTCTGAATACAGTCAACCCCATATCAGCTTTACTGAACCATGCCATTGACTTAGCTATGTCAACTCCTGTGACTATTGTTTTCTTACCACGTTCTGCGGGTTTTGTAGGATGAGCGACAAAAAAGACTGCACAATCGTGTTGCTTTGCGAACAATTGAACCTTTGTAAGCATATCGCTGACTGCATCAGTCTCTAATCCTTTATGATCTGTATGTATAAAATTGTATGGGTCTATCACTAGAATTCTTATGCCATATCTCATAACCGCACTAGCACCTTTCTCTAGTATTGATTCAATCGTTGGCAACCCTCCGTCTTGATAGTCTTGGAATAAGATGTGATCGTTTATCCAACTCTGAGCAAAGTCTTTCTCTTCTTGTGTCATTCTCTGATTCTGACCCTCAAAGAAAGGCTTACCGACAAGACATTGAGCAAGCTGAACAGAATGTAACGTAGGGGGTTTCTCAAAAGAACAGAAGCAAGTTTTCCAACCATAATTTTTAGCTACGTTTACCACTACTTGATCTATAAATGCAGACTTTCCGTCACCAGGGTATCCTGTTACTACATTCAGATAACCTGTCTGTAATGTGAACAATTTATCTACTGAATCTAAACCTGTGCTTACCCCTCTAGGTTTACCCTCTTCGTATAAGCTTTGGAATTCATCTGCGTAAAAGTCAATGTTATTTAATCCATGTAAGGGAACTGGCTCTGCGTTTAGTATTTGCTTTCTGACTGTATCTGTATCTGTATTTATCAGTAATTCATTCGCATCTTTGTGACCTTTGTAATCTGCTATGTAACATCTAGCTTTGTTCAGTCTGCGTGATAACTCGTCTGCTAATATCTGACCATTGTCATCTGAATCCGTAGCGAGTATAACTCTATCAACCCCTTCAAACAGGTGTCTGTCTTCCCATATATACTTAAACCTTCCGTCTTCCAAGGGGTCTATCTTGTTAGAATCAGTTAGTTTATTTGGTGCGCCATTGGGTACTGAATAAACGTCTATGTTGCTGTGGTCTTTAAAAGCTTCTTTTATAGCAAGTTGGTCTAATTCACCTTCCGTAATCACTATCGTTGATTCTATTGTAGGTAAACTGTCGTTGTGTACTTGCCTTCCCCACAACTTAGTAGCGTTGTTATCCCACCAAAAATCCTTACTCCCATTTGCTGATCTCCACTTAACTGCAACTGTCTCTCCCTCTGAGGCAAAGGTAAAACCTATGACTGGTTTATTATTTTTTTCTGCCAGAACACATCCAGATGCTTCTGCCGTTTCAATACTTATCCCTCTTGCCTTCAACCATTCTGCTGACTTACCCCTCTCGTTGTTCTGTGGCATCTTGATTGGCTTCCTCTTGGTTTCTGTTTTTACTACTGACATTCTGACTCCTTGCGTTCTAGACATTGCTCCTTGAATATTACAATGATGACAATGATAGACTATTGTTTCTGAATTTATATTAACTGATAAAGGTGTGTCACCTTTGTTTTTGGTTCTTTCTCTTTGACAATTAGGACAAGTTATTTTGTATTGTCCGTGTGCGTAATTATTTGTCTTGGGATTGTGTTGAATATGGTTTCTTATATCCTCTTTCTCTTGACTCTCCATTTATATTGCT